GCAGCCAACTAATACCGTTGCAATCAGTAATCTGGTTAATCTGATCGAGGTTACTGCTGAAAATCCCGGCAAATGGGCTAATGATATCGGTATTAATATCACCAACATCAGTACCGGTGTATTCCAGCGTAGTATGTTGACATTTTCTGGAGCATTATCTGTTGGCAGTACCGTTAATTTAAGTTTCATGGTTAACAATACAATAATTACCGTACCGCCAGTGACTTTTGCCACCGATAATGACACGACGCTTGGCGCAGTGGCCACGGCAATTGAAACTGCAATTGCTGGTACTGTAGGCCCCAAAGTAATAATTCCGACAGGATCGACTGGTGCAGCGGCACGGCAAATAACTATGACCGCGCCAAATGCAGGACCGGGTGTAATTAATTTATTTTCTGGTTCAGTTACCGGTGGTGCCGCTGGTGTTGGAATACTTTTCAATGAGACTTACCGAGGCCAAGCGCCATCCAATACATTTACTTTAAATGTCTGGCAGCGTGGTAACATTACCTCTCCGTTGGAAAGTTTTGTAGTTTCCACACGAAATCAGTTGGATGGTTTTGGTAATCAGATGTTTACTGATTACAAAGTCAATTCATCGGCCAGCAAATCACAATATATTCGTACTCGTACCAATACCACTCTGGTCAGCCAGGGGCAGGTAATTAGCCCAGCATTTGCAACACAATTTGCTAATATTGTTTGGCTCGGTGGTGGTCAGTCTGGCAGTATTCCCACCAGCAGTCAGATAATTAATGCCTGGAATGTTTTCCAGGATACCGAAAGCTACCGAATTAATTTGCTGATTAATACCGGTTACACCGATGTGACAATTCAGCAGGTCATGGGACAGCTTGGCGTTAATCGTATGGATTGCATGGCAATCCTCGATTTACCTAGCAGTCAACAAAATACTCAAGATGCCGTTACTTATCGGCGAACCGTGATGAATATCGATACCAGCTACGCAGCGACTTATACGCCGGATGTGCAGGTATTGGATACTGATAATGACACGGTAGTTTATGTGCCGCCTAGTGGATTTGTTGCAGCGCGCTACATCTACACCGATAATAAATTCGCAACATGGTGGGCACCTGCCGGTGTGGATCGCGGTTTATTGCCAACGGTGTTGGCAGCACGAGTAATTTATGCCAAAGCGGATCGCGATCAACTTGATCTTGCCCAATTAAATGCACTACGCCAAGCCAAGGATGGCAGCGGCGTGGTAATTTGGGGTGACAAAACCATGCAGGTCACGCCATCACTATTATCGGCAGTGAATGTGCGGCGATTAATGATCTTTGTGGAAAATACCATTGCAGCATCGTTGGAGCGTAATTTATTCGATCAAAATACCAACGCTCTGGCATTCCTAGTGCAGCAGCGGATACAAAGTTTCCTCGATCCGATTGTCGGCGATGGTATTCAAAAGTATCTTGTGCTGTGTAACGCAACCAACAATCCTGGTTACTTTGGCGACGCTGGACAGTTTAACGTCAGCGTTTACATCGTGCCAATTCGTGCAATTCGCACGATATTGTTGGATGCTATCGTCACGCCATCAACGGTCAGCTTCAAGGAGCTAATTATTTCCGGCGTGTTCTAATAATCGGTTACAGGAAAGGGGTATAGACGATGAGCGGTACGCAAATACGGGTTCAATTAAACGACATCGAAACACTGCCGGATATTTTATCCACTGAGCATTTTGCGCTCAATTTGGGTGCATTGCCGGGTACCAGCGAGGATGGCACCAAATTATTATTAAAATGTGTTGATGCCAACATTCCAGGATTCTCGACGGAAAACTATGAAGTACCATTGCATGGTGTGGTACGAAATTTCCGTGGCCGCAAAATGTATCCGCGTTCGTTGGCAGTTACATTTGTTGAAGACTCTACCATGAATACGTTAAATCAATTGCGTAACTGGATGGAGCAGATCGTCGGCTACAATACCAATACCTCAATCGGTGGTATTGCAGACTATGCGGTCACTGCATTATTAACTATCTTCGATCAGGCTGGTCGCACTATTGATGAAATTCGCTTTATCAATACATTTATCCAAGATGTGCCGGATGTGCAGGTGACGGGTGAATCATCCACTGCCATGCGAGTGACTTGCACATTCAAATATGATTATGTAATCTACAGCGGTGTGACAATTCGTACAACCTAATTGCAAGGTTATTAAATGGCATTTCCAGTAACAAGTCGTCTGCCGACATTAGACGACGTTCAACGTTTAGCTGATCCAGCACCAAGCTGGATGTGGACGATGGATATTTTGCGTGGCAATTTAATTGCAGTAAGTGCGTTGCGGGTTCTGGAAGTAACTTTTCCATTTACTTATATAGATGCCGAAGCACGTTACCGGGGCGGCACGACAATTTATTTCCCTGGTAAGAACAACATTGATAAGGTCACGGTGAGTTTTTATGAAACCGAAGATTTTGCCATTTTACAAGCGATAAAATGGTGGCAGAATTTAATTGTAAATGATGATAATATCCATGCTCTGCCAAAAGATTATATGGGCAACATTGTGTTGACCCTACACGACTATACTGGGCAACAACGTGCGTCATGCAATTTGGCTGGTTGCTGGCCCGCACAATTATCTGATTGGCAATTGAATTATCAGCAGTCCAATCATTTGCAGGTATCGGTATCATTTTCAGTGAATAATAGCGAATTTACTTTCTACAATGCGGCAGGTACTCCATTTACTCCAGCATCACCGCAAATTGTTCCTATGTTTAATTCTTCGTTGAGTATGATTGATGCCGGTACCAGAGGCTTGTTGGCATAGCCAATGCTATCAGCGGTAGGATAGTAATTTAGTTCTGATTGCTACCCCCAGATGGAATTAATCAGCCCATCACCTTGACGGCGAAGGTACAAACGCCGAGTATTCCTTGTGACGGCAATTAATAAAAAATACCCACACAGGAGTACACCCCTTGAGTAATTCCCAGACGCCGCAGCCACCAATTGTGCGTAGGCGCGTGCAAGTAAGTCAATCACCGACTACAATTTCACCAAATCAAGTTGCTGCGCATCGCCAAGCCCATGCTGCCGAAGTAATGGCAGAATTAGGTGGCGAAGGTATGGATATCGAGGCGGTTGCGCCAGCGACAACATTTAATCCCCGCCAAATAAATCAACCGCCACCGACAAATCCAAATAGAATTGTCCCGCAAGTACGGCAAATTCCACCAAATACGCCACCACCGCCAACGATGCAAACGCCAACAAAAACTATGGACGATGTAATGGCGGCATTTGCCAAAGCGGGGCAAAAAGCTACTATCATATCTGATGCACCGAATAAGCCGGTTAATCCAGAAATTGAGCGGGACGATTTAAATAATACCACTGCAGTACCGGAAGGTGCTGGATTAGCTGATGCCCATTTAAATAATCTTCGGGTGGATGAACCATTTGATAATATTGACTCAAATAGTTTTCGGGTGGATTTACCTAGCAACGGGGTATTTTATGATTCCGGTGCTATTCAGATACGACCATTTGATGTGCCGGAATTAGCTAAATTGTACCGTGCCCGGCAACAGCGCAGTCAGACATTATTAATTGATTGTGTGGACTCAGTGTGTGACGGCATTGATGTACGAAATTTAACTCCACGAGATTTCCGCTACATTCTTTACCAATTGCGTATCAATAGTTTTTTGCGTTCGCCATATCGTTTGTCGTTTACCTCGTTCTATGGCAACCGCAATGAATTTACTATTACCGAATCCAACCTCGATGTTAAATTATTGCAAGCCACGCAGGAAGAATATGACGAGTGGCGGGAACGTGGGTTGGTTATGTTCACAGTGCGCGACCAGGAAGAATATGATAATTCGCGGCAAAAACTCGGCGAGGATGCGGAGTTTTATTGGTCACGCGCAAAATATTGTCCCGGTAATAACGTTGCTGATAAGATCAAGAATTTCCGTAAAATTTGCAAGGAACATGGTATTGATTTTATGTTCCATGAGGTTGAAGAATTTAATCGGAAATTTGAGGATTACGGTGTTACCGAAACCGTGGAATTATCTGACCAGCATTTTGATGCCAAAGTGGCGTTGGAGCGATTAAATGCTGAGGTAATGGCAACCGGTGCCTTATTGCGTGACACCACGTTGGCGGTGTCGGTCGCGGACGCTGCGTTGGAACGAATAAATCTTTTGCAGACGGATATCAACCGAATTAATACTGAAATTCTAACCTCGGGGGAGGCGACGCCACGGCGTGAAACCATAGAGTTCAGCATTGAAGTTGCTGATTTCTTTCCCTCTATATAATATCCGCGATATTCTCAACCGTGTGTATAATATGTCGCGGTTTCTCAATGGTGTGCCTGATTTTATCTATAAGAACTCACGATTTTTCCTGTATTTGTCGAATGAACTGGAAATGGATCGAATTAAAATGGAAACTCGTCAACGTGCAGCCGACG